ATTTTATATTTTCCATTTAGTGGACACCTTACATTTAATTGTTTACCTGCATCTACAATAGATTGTACTGCTAAAATTCCAAACTCATCTGCTCTTTTCTCTTCGACTTCGTATTGAAACTCATCATGTACATTCACTACTGGTAGTGCTTTGATTTGTTTTATCTTAACATATTCCTCTAGCAATGTCAACGCATACTTCATAACAGTTGCTCCTGCTCCTTGAAGTAAAGTATTCAATGCTGCATGAGGATACCTTATTATTATTTTTCTTTGGTCGAGTCCTCTGACCCATCTTCTACTAGCAATTCGTTCCACCTTTTCTCGTAAGCTTCTAAGACTTGGTGTTGCTCTAAGAAATTTTTCTTTAATTCTTTCACCATCTCTTTCCGAACCTCCAATGATACTTCCGATTTTTTTTGAACCTGCTCCATAGATGAATGCATATATAAAAGTTTTGCTTTCATCTCTTGATGCCAAACCAGCAGCAATTTGATTTGTAGTGTGTATATCTCCATTAACGACTTCATGTGTATAATCCTTATCATTCATGTAGTGTGCTAACATCCTCAACTCAAGTCCTGAAGCATCAACACCTACTAATTTATAACCTTTGTTTACTGTCCATAATGCCCTACATTCTTTACCATAAGGAGAGTACACAGCAGGAATTTGAGCCATGTTGGGCGACTGATGGCTCATCCTTCCTGTTATTGTTCCATTGGTAATAACTTTGCCATGCACTCTACCATCTTCCTTAATAGCTTCTATCCAAGAACTGACTTGAGCAATTCTTTTCTGTAGCATTAAGTATCTGTTTATTAATTTAGCTTCAGGTATATTATGTATTTTAGATAATACTTTCTCATCAACAATCACATGACCTTTATCTGTTTTCTTCTTAGGTTTCCACCCAAGTAACATTAATCGTTCAGCAATCTGTTGCCTTGAACCTAAATTAAATTCTTTATATTTAACTTTAATAAAGGGTACTCCCTTTACATAACCTCTTGCTTTGTTATTAGACTTAGGTATAAACTCTGTCTCTACTTTTAAAGGAGGAAAAGTTTTTCTTACCTTAGTTGTTAGGTCATTCATATCTTCTTGAAACTTACATTGTAATTCATAAGCATCAATAACATTTATTTTAAATCCTGTGTCATGTTGTTTCTGAATTATCTCTGCAACCTTATGCTCTAACTCTATTGATTTTCCAAAGTCTTTTGTCTTAGCAATTAAAAACTTATATAATCTTTCTGTTAACTCTACATCATTCCTACAATATGTTAGCATCTCCTCAGTAAAAAAATCAAATTGTTCAAATGGTATCTTAGCTTGTCCTAACTTAGTACCCCAATTTTTTAATGAGTGTCCACCTTCTATCATTGGATTTAATAATCTAGATAGTACTAATGTATCTGTCTTCTTACAGTTAGCAAACAAATCATAACCAAATATTTTATTGACAACTGGTATATCAAATCCTAATATGTTATGACCTATTACTTCTTCAGTTTGTTTTATAAACTCTTCAAACCTATGTAAGTTATCTTCTCTAAACTGATAGTAAGTGTCATTGTGTTTACAAACAATACACCATATCTTATCAGCAGTCATGGTTGTTTCTATATCAAATATAACTTTATTAAAAGTCATCTGACTTTACCTCTGTTAATCTACCAGTATCTATATCATACCTTAAATCACAACAAGGACCAGTTATACCTGAGAATCTATTCTTTAATACTCTTATCCTAGTGGTGTTCCTTATATCAGGGTCATCATTCTGTGCGTCTCTCTCAAGCCCAATAACCATATCACTTAGCTGTCCTATACTAGCTGAACCTCTTAATTGTGATAGTGATGTTGCTGCACCTTCCTCATGTCCTTTACCATCTGGTCTTCTAAGGTGTGATACTACTATCATAGATACTCCTGTCTCTTGAACAAGTGTTCTAAGTCTAGTCATAATCTCATCTAATGCTCTTCTCTCATCACCATGCTGTTGGTCTGATACAATAATACTTATATGGTCAATGACTATATACTTACAATCTAAACCTTTAGCTAAGAACCTAACTCTTGAAACAATATTATCAATAGAGTTAGAACCAAAATGGTCAAACATAAATACTCTACCAGTACCTACTGTTGCATCAAAGTAAGTTTTCATTTCGTCTTTACTAACATGAACATCTGGCAAATGTAATCTTTGATTAGCTTCAACACTCATCAAACCTTTTGAAGTTATAACTGGTGTCTCCTCTAACATTAACAAACCAATTTTATCTTCAGTTGATTTTATAATGTGATGTACTACCTCTCTCATTACTTGAGTCTTACCTAGTCCAGACCCTGCTGTAAAGGTAACTAACTCTGAAGGTCTTAATCCATAAGTAATTTTATTTAAACCTTCAAATGGATACTGAACAAATGATTTAGTAATTGGTTTTAGTACAGCATCTAATAATGTATTAGCATTTATAATACCATCTGGTGCAAATACTTTAGCATCCCAAAATGTTTTATTATATATTTGTATTTTATTTTTTGTTAAACAATCTGAAGCATCTTTAAATCCTTCAGGTAAATGCATAACCTTACATTTTCCTGGTGAAAATAACTCTGCAACTTTCATTGCACCTACTCTACCTTGTTCATCATTATCAAAATTTATAATGACATTATCAAAATTATTTTCTAACCATTCTAAACTTGTCTTAATATCTTTTACTGCTGAAGAGATACCATTCTTAATACTTACTACTGGTGTGTGGTAGTTTCCTTTTAACATCATCTGATAAGCTGATAAACAATCTAACTCACCTTCAGTTATTATACAGTATTTGTTTTTAGAAAAAAGATGTTCACCAAACAGCCCAGAGTTTTTTGTATTACCTTGTATACTAAACTCTTTTAGCTTTGTGTATCTAGTCTTAGTCGCAATCTTTGCACCTTGCGTATCATGGTATGGATAGTAATGGTTTGTTATAGTACCCATGTTATCCATCTTAACTGTCACTCCAAACTTCTTACAAGTTTGTTCTGAAATATTTCTATCTATAATTTCTGCATAGTTAGATTCTTTCATATAGTCTTTTACTTCATACTCATTATTACTATTCGTTGTTGGTTGTAATTCCATATCATATTCCCTTATGTATTCTTGACAGGAAAAACAATAAGCAGAGTTGTCTGCATTCACAGATACTGCATCACTACTTGAACATAGTGGACAGGGTAAGTGAAACTTTACAAATCCATTTTTATTTATTTCTTCCATAGTCGCCCTTATGATTAATTAATTCAAAAAAAAAGAAGCCGACTCTACTACAAGCCGACTTCTTTCAGGAGTAAAAAATGATGACACACTATATGTCCTTCACTTCATAGATGTTATACTAAAAATCTTCCTTGATGTCAACACCTGCACCATTAGAAGTTTCAATATCAAAATCTTCTTTAGGTGTATACTCGATTAAGTCCATAACTTGTACAGCTTGTAAGTCCAAGCCCTTTCCCTTCTTACCTTTGAAGTTCCAGTCATAAGGTCTGTACATTACTTTAACCTTACTACCATTACCAACTATTTTATCGAGTGGTTGTTTAGCACCATCAACTAATGTTGGTTGTGTATTCTTATCACCATTAGCTTTAGATACTTTTCTTTTAAATCTAACTATGTTAGATATTGTTTGCTCATCAATTACAGTTTCCCCAACAGAGATTCCTTGACTCTTAAAGTCTTCGGCTGTTGCGTCATCAACTGCTAAATCAATTCTCCACATAGGTTCAAACTTTTCGTTTGGTCGTGTCAGAGAAGCCCAGTAAGCTGTGCCTTCAATTATTGCCATATGTATTTTCCTTTATTGTTATTGTTAATTGTTATTGTATTACTATCATACTTCATCATCGGTGTCAACACTTGGTTCAACTTTATTTTCAAGCATCTCTTCTATTTTCTTATCGATGTTTAGTTTAATAGTTTGTTTCTTATTCAGTTTCTCCTGTAGGTCTGCTATCTTTGAACCCATAGAATGAACATCTGAATTAGCTTGTTCTAATTGTATTAGAATTTGTTTAATCTTACTATCCTTTTGTACGATAGTATCATTTAGTTCTTGTTTCTCTTTTGTTAAATCAGAGATTGTAGATTTATATTCTTTTAATAAAGTTTTATCAGTCATTTAA